CCGCCTGAATCCAGAACGCCCAATCGTCATACAGCAAGTCTGCGAAGTGATTCGTTTCCCACACCCAGCGGCGGAACGGCGAGCAGCTGCCGATCGGGTTATCTGTTCGACGTTGGATCTCTTGAGCGCTGATCGGCCTGGAGGGATGATCGGCGAGATCGATCCGGTAGCCGAAGCTCACGACGTCGGCTTGTGTCTTCTGCCAGCCGTCCAGCGCGTGCGGCAGCAGCTCGTCGTCGACGTCGACTTTCAGGATCCAGTCAGTGAACGTCTGCGCGATTGCTTCGTTAACGTGCACTTGCGGATGCTGCCGATGCGCCGTCAGCGTGTCCTCAATCCAGACGATGTCGTGCCGCCGATCGAGTCGCTGTCGAGTGTTGCTGTCGACTCCGTCGTGAATGACCGTGATCCAGTCCGGCGCTGTGTTCAGGTCGAGGATGGCGGCCGACCAGTCATCGAGGAACCGGTGATAGGTAGGGCCGTAGCAGCTGGTGACGATGCCGACGCTCACAGCCAATTCCAGAACCTCGGAGCCTGTACGGCCATGACTTCCTCGAGCGGGCCGTCGTCGACCCGGCCGGCATTACTGTTCGTGACGATCGTGCATCCGGCCGCTTGCGCCTCGATCAGAGTCCGCGGACACGAGTCGAAGCCTTGCGGCAGGAACACGAAGTATTCATGCATCTGCATCTCGTCGAGGACTTCTCGGCGCGGCACAGACGATAACTCCGTTAAGGGTAGGTCATTAGCCCGCGCCCACCTTCGAGCCGCCAGAAGACCCTTCTGCGGATGATTTCGGGCAGCCCACAGTGCCGCCGTCTCTTTCTGCTGCGATCCGTCGATGTCCGTCAGGTCGATATGGCCGTGACACCAGACTGACGGAATATCCGACCATTCCTGCTCGATCCGCGAATGAGCCTCGCTCATGGTCACGAACGGCTTCGCCTGAGAGAACAGCTCCCGCCGCGCCGCGTTCGGTGTCTGTTGATGATGCACCCACACCAGCGGAGACGTATCCGCCAGCCGCAGCATGGCTTCATCGGTAAGAAGATCAGTGCCGGTAATCACGACCCGGTCATAGTCGAGCGCTTCGGCCCACCGCTCCGCGTGTATGACGTCGATGTCGATATCAGTCGGAGCCTGCTCCATCATAGCGGCATCGGTCATCTCAGCGCCACCGACTCCGCCTGGCAGCAGCCACGTCTCATCCACGTAGCGCTTAACGTGGTGCGTCACCCAGGCGACCCTCACGGAAGATCCTCAAGCAGCGGCCGCCAAAGATCCGCGTAAACCTTGTCCGCGTCGTAATTCTCGACGACGTGCCGGCGAGCCTCACTCGACCGCTCGCCCTTACGTTCATACATGCACTCGAGCGCGTGGACGATCTCGGAAACCAGCGGCATCTGAAACCAGGCATTCTGCGACGCGTCCCAGATCGGCTGCCCTTTAACGCTGATCCCATCGGACACCAGCTCCGGCTGAGCCGAGAAGTTATTCACGATCACTGGTGTTTCGCAGGACTCAGCCTCGATGACTGTGATCCCGAAGCCTTCGCCCAGAGTCGGAGCAAGTAGGCAATCCATACCGGTATAAAGCGCCGCCATGACGTCGGACGGAATCCCGATCCTGCTCTGATACTGATTCACGAACCGGATCTTCTCTTCCGGGATTCCGCACGCAGCGATCAGCGGATCCAGCGGAATACCGCCCATGCCGCCATATCGTTCTGTGTGCAGATAGAGAATCGCATCTTCGTGTTTCTCAGCGAACAGAGCGAACGCGAGAAGCTGCGCGTCGAAGGCTTTCCTTATCGGTGCCTGCCCTTTGTTCGCGTTCACGATGCCGACGACGAAAGCATCGTCCGGAATGTCGCCCAACAACTGCCGGCCAGTGCGACGTCGGCCAGCGTCATCAGTCACAGAAGCAGTCGGCTTGTAGACGTCTGTCTCGATTGCGTGCGGAATATACGCATGATCGAGCTCGGCCCGCTGCATCAAGTCAGCGCCGAACTTGCTCATCGCCACAGGGAAAACATTCTGCTTAGTGAGAAAGTTTCCTACCTTGTTAGGGATAGGCATATGGTCGATCGGCACCCAGGAGACGAGCGGCATCTCATCAAAGCGCGGATGCTGAAAAACCCAGACGTCATACAGCGTGAAAACGTGATGCCGCATGTTCGGATGCTGCCTCGACCAGTCAGTGAAGTACGCGTGCACAACATCATTCGAGTAAGCGTCGAAGCCGCGAGGGAAGTGCTCGATGCCTTCCCAAGAGCTCATAGTCGCCTCGAGGCCGTAATTCGTGGAGACAGCGATCTCGTGTCCGTCCGCATTCATGCGGCTTACGACTTGCTTAGTCTGTGTTCCATATCCGGTCGGAGCCCAAGCAGCGTTAGATACCCATAGGCCAGCGATCGGCGGCTGTCCGTTGCGTGCTTGTCTCCGCCTTTCGGCGCGATTCATGGCAGGTTTCCTCTCTTGAGCAGGTTAGGCAGGTAAAAGGATGGCCGGCCGGCCTGCCCTCCGGCCGGCCATCCAGTTTACGACGCTACCGGATCAGGATCCGCCAGCGAAGTATTTCACCGCGTCGCTCTGACCCAGATCGCCCCAGACTCGCATGGTGAGTCGAAGACCGATCTCGTCCGAAGCGAAGTACGCGTCGTCGGAGCGAGCCAGCTCGACGCCGCCGACCTGGCGGACGTGGTAGCTGGACGTTGCGCCGAAGAGAACGCTCTTGGCCGATGCCGCGACCGCGGGCACGTCCGGATTCTCGTTGATTGCAAAGCCCATGAACGAATCAGGAGCTCCAACCTCAGCGGCCGGTACATACAAAAATTGACCGGCTGAATCCTTGAGCTTCCGAAGAGCGCCCATGGTGGTACGCCGCATCATGAAGCTTGCACCGAGGCGGACGTAAGCGCCGTCAACCGAGTGCGCAAGGTCGATCAGGTTATCGGCAGTGAACGCGCCGCTTGCGGTGCCGCCGGTGATCCCGGAGCCCGCCGCGGTGACGATGCCGTTCGGCTCGTCGGTGCCGGTGCCGACAGTCAGCAGGTTATTAACCTTGATGCCGATTGACGTGCCGAGCGTGCGACCCAAGTAGGCCACGACGTCGATGCCGGAATCTTCGAGCAGCTCGCGGCTGACCTTGGTCAGCACAGCCACCTTCTGAGCCTTGAGGGTCAGGCTCGAGAACGTCGGATCCAGCGGAGAGATGCTGGTGCCCTCGTCGATCGCGGTCGCGAGCGGCCGGGTCGACTCCACGGGAACCTTGATATCTTCGCCGGAAGCGGTGTTCAGCAGGGTTACGAGGCTGCCGTCCAGCATCGGGCCGACAAGCTGCAAGCGCTCCTGGATGACGTCGTAAAACGTCTGAGGAACGATCGAGGAGTCGTCGCTGGTGTTCAGGTCGCGACGCTCGAAGTTATGCGAGCGAATCTCGCCGCGCAGCAACTGCCGCATGACGTCTTGCTCACCAGCGGGACGAGCCTCTCGCATCTCGCGAACCTCGGGAGCATCCACCAAAGATGCCTCGATGTCCTTCGAGCGCTGCTCGGCAGCCTGCAGATCCTCGATCTTCTGGCTGCGCTCGTCAATGTCGGCCATCATGCGCGAGTAGGACTGCTCTTCTTCAGCAGTGAGATCGCGGGATTCCGCGGCCGCACCGTCGAGCAGAGCCTTAGCCGCATGCCAAGCCTGCTGCCGCGCCTCAACTTGGCGCTTCAGGTACTCCATGTTCTTCTCCTTAGAGAGTGTCTGATTTATGTACAGGATCCGCAGCGGCTCCGCTGTCGGCACGATCCGTCGGCTCCGACGTGATCGAGTGTGGACGTGTCCGGAATCGAACCGGAGTTAGGATATTTCTAAAGTATTACTTTAGATTTTTCCTCTCACCTGGCACGCCCTGAGCAGGTTTAGAGAGTCTTTCCCAGCAGGTCGAGCTGCTTCATCAGCAGCGAGATCGGAGTCGATGAAGCGGCTTCTTCTTCCGGATCGGCGATGATGCCTGAGGCTCGGTCGACGACCTTCCTAAGAATGTCGGCCTGGTCGTCGCTGATGTCTCCGGCCTCAAGCGCGGAGATCGCGTCGGCCAACTGATCGACGTCCGTTTCTGTGCGCTTCGCGATGACGCGCAGATTCCGGACACTCGCAGTCGTCTGAGGATAAGCAGGCACAGAAGTCACGACCGAAACTTCATGCAGCCGAACCTCATCCAGGGTGCGCTCCGCGCCATCATCTGACCATGAATCGCGGACAGTCGAGAAGCCGAAGCTCATCCCTTGAATATCGCCACGAGCTACCAGCTCGCGGATGTCGCGGCCGTCAGTCGTGTTCGGCAGATCAATCTCGACGTAGCCGCCGTCGCCTCGGTCGTCGATGCGTAGCGTCTTCGCTCGAGTCGAACCCAGCAACCGCGTATCGTCGTGATTTACATAAGCGCGGATATCGTTCTTGGATTTCAGGGTACGCGTGAAAGCTCCCGGAGCGATCCGCTCCGTGAAAGGCAGCGGCAGACTCGGCTCGTTATACCGCCACGCGTAACCACCGAACGTCATACCATCGCCGTCTTCCGCAGCTCGCATCTCACAGATACTCGCGTCGAACGTCCTAATCTCGACGTTATCCATCATCATCCTTTCGCCGCGGATTCGTGCGACTTCTCTCTCTAGCCAGCGCCTCGCCGGCTCCGGGTCTAGCGGATCAATACCCCACAAGTAATGAGCGACAGCTCCTGGGCCCGGCCAGCCGTCGGCGTCCGGGTTGCTGTTCTGCGCAGCCTCAAGATCGACTGCATGCCTAGCGGCCCACGCGTTCGCCCTGACGACCTTGTCATCGGACATCTCGCCGCGCGCCATAGCTCGAGCGTCCCGCAGTGTGCCTTCGGTCAGGCCGTCGCCGCCGAAGCCTTCACGGTTCAGCTCCAGTCCTCGAGCAGCAGCGCGGCGGATGTATTGCGGAATGTTCTCCGCTCGATCCTCGTCCTCTCGGGAGCGCCACGCGTTGCAGTAGTGATCGCCGCGAACGTACTCCTCCCAGCGGCGGCAGAAGGCCATATCGTCCTGAATCATGCTCTCGTCGTAGAAGAAGCAGTTACCGCATGCTCGGCCTTCGGGCACGTCGTCCTCGAGGGCCGGCCGATAGTTGTCGGGAAGATCTCTATCTTCAGCCCGCGGAAGCGGATCGATCTTAGTCAGAGTGCTGAACTTATGACCGACGAGCACGCTGCTCGGTGCCCAGCCGTCGTCGCCTGGACGCCAGACACGAATCAGAGCGGCAGGGTCATCTTCTGTACCTTCGATGCCGAACTCGGTATCGGGAACGTTCACAGATCCGTCGCGTTCGATGCGCTCGACCTGGCCGCGAGCGCGGCCGCCGCTGCTGTTCCACGATACGAAATCGCCTACGGTTAACGCGTCAGGAGCGGCTCGATCGGAGTAATCTCCGCCCGGCTCCATATCTTCAGCGATTGATAGAGCCACCATCTGATCGATCGCTGCTTGCTTCGTGTCATGGCAGCCCAGAATCTCTCCGTCATCTTTCACAGTCGCATAACCCGCGCAACCGTCGAGCTCTCCCTGCTCTGTCACGAAGTAAGGCATCAGACGCCTTGCTTCTGTGTTACGACGCCCAGAGGCAGATCCTTAGCAGCGACAGCCCACAGCTCTTCATTAGGAAGTAGCGTGAAGATACGAGTCTCGCCCGGATCAAGATGAATGCTATTGCTGGTAGTGATCGAGGAATCTGGCCCGTAATAGATATATTCGTTGCTGGCTTTCTCCATGTTATGCAA